AGCCGATTTACCAATTAATTTATTTCAGTAAAAAAATGTAAAACAAATAGTTAACGTGAAACGGAAGACGTAAAACGGAAAAAAATCGTTTCACTTTTCACGTTTCACCTTTCACGCTTATGATAACCGATCAAACCATAATTGCCGCAACGGATGTTGAATGGGATGAAGATATTTCTTCTTATCCCGCATCTGAATATGATCTTGAAATTGCAATCAAGCGCGGAAGTGATTCACCCAAACTTCTCGATGTTGAAAAAGACGGCGATACTTTCCAGATCTCAATTCCAAATACATTAATTGCTGCAGATGAATTCGGTGATTATCAATTCCAATATAAATTTACAAATCTCGATACAGATAAAATTTCCGCTCCAATCGAATACCGCGGATTTGTAAAAGTCCTTCCGGATTTATCTTCCGATGCTGATACGCGAACTGACGATGAAAAAGTTTTAGCCGCATTGCAGGAAGCGAGAATAAAAGTTGCTAACCGCGATTATGCAAATGTTACAATCAACGGCAAAGCAACTACATTCAAAACACTGCAAGAAATTGATGCCGCTATTGTTGCTTATCAAAAGAAACTCGGCATTTATAAAACACCAAGATTAATTAGTTCATTCGGATAAAAATGAGTATCAAAGATAAAATAGCGAACAGTCTTGGTTACTCACCAAACATTATAGTTGAAGAATTAAAAGGTAAAACCGAAAATCTTACAAAAGATTTAAAGAAAGTTAATAGCTCTTATAAAGTTGAAACAAAAAAATTATCAACTCAACTCATAAAGGTAAATGAAGATTATTCCGGATTAAAAAATAATTTTGATACACTGCTTAATTCACTTCAAGATGCGCAGCGTAGTTTTGCAGCTTCTCAAACAACAAACATTACTTCCGATTGGAATGATATTTATGATACTATTAACTCTTCATTGAATAAAGGATTGGTCTGTTTACGCGGAAGATCCCGATTGCTTGCACAAAGCGACCCTTGGGCAAAAAAATATTTATTCATGCTTCAAAAAAATGTTGTTGGTGCTGATGGATTTATTCTTCGCAACAATGCTTATGATCTGGTTTACGATGAAGTTGAAAAAATGAAAGTTAAACGGTTCGATAAACTTGCAAATACAATTATTCAAGAGATGTTTGATGATTGGTCTCTGCCGGAAAATTGCGATGTTACCGGTCAATCATCTTTCCGTGAACTCTGCAACATTATCATAAAACAAATTCCTACCGATGGAGAAATTTTAATTAAACCCGTTAGAGATAAATCCTACAAATATGGTTATGCATTACAATTAATTGAAGCGGATTATCTCGATGAAACTTTTTCGACTGTACTGCCAAACGGTAACATGGTAATCATGGGTGTTGAAATGACACCTTACAGAAAACCAATTGCTTATTGGCTAAAAAAAATAAATCCTTATCAGCAATTAATGTATGGATCTTACATCTCCGGGGATAGAGTTAGAATTCCGGCAGTAGATGAAAATGGATTTGTTCAGATAAAACATTTATTTGTAAAAGAATCTTCAAATCAAGTCCGCGGCATTCCTTGGTTTGCGCCGGTTGCTATCCGCTCAAGAATGCTTAACGGTTACGAAGAAGCTATTTTAGTTGATGCGCGCGTAAGTGCGAATAAAGGTTTGAAATATGAATACAAAGACAATGCAACCGGCAACGAAATTAATGAAGCAAATGTTCCCGGTGCCGAATTTGCTAAAAATGCTGATGGAACTAATGATCCTTCAAGATTGATTGTTCCAAATATGCCGGGTGATAATGTTATTGTTCCTAAGAATATGACTGCTGAAGTAATGGATTTCAAATCTCCATCCGGCAAAGAAGGTGAATTTCAGAAATGGGCTTTGCGCGGAATCGCTTCCGGGCTTGATATTTCCTTTATAGCACTCGCAAATAATTATGAAGCAGTTAATTACACTTCAAGCAGAACAAATCTTTTGGAAGAACGCGATACATGGAAAGGTTTGCATTCATGGATGCGCGATCATTTTCTTAATTGGAATTTTTCTGAACTCTTGAAGATGGCTTTGCTTACTCAAGCCATAAATCTTCCGCCAAGTAAATTCGAAAAATTTAATAAACCTTGGTTTCAAGGACGTGCATGGAAATGGGTTTCGCCTAAAGATGAAGCTGAAGCAATTCTTCTTATGCTTTCTAACGATGCTTGGCTCTTTGAAGAATTTCTTGCAGAAAACGGATGGTCCTTGGAAGAATTTATTGATAAAAAGAAAGCCGAGAAAAAAGCTTTTGAAGTTGCCGGCTTATCATTCCCGGGAAGTAATTACAAACAAGTTGCGCCAATACAAAAATCTGTTGATGATGCTTCGGCAAGCTCAGCAGATGCCGGTAACAATGGGAAACAAAAAGTATTGACAAATTAAAAGTAGAGACGGCATATATGCCGTCTTCAAGGATGGGCTTATGAAAATGAGAAATTTCAAAGATGAACGATTCAAGGGATGGTGCTCAAGAAGTGTAGCATTAAAATTTGAATCGCTTGATGAAAAAAATAGATCTGTTGAATGCATAATGACAACTGAAGATCCGGCGATTGTATTCGATTGGTGGAATTGGAAATATATCCGTGAAATTATTCTTATGAAAGGTGTTGAATTCGAATCTGAAGTTCCTTTCATCAATTCTCACAAACGTGATGATATCGAAAACCTTCTTGGTACAACAAAAGAAATGCGCGTTGAAGGTGATTCGTTAATTGGAAGAAATTATTTTTCTTCTACCGCTGAAAAAGCTTGGACTCTCACACAAGAAGGGCATTTGAAAAATTATTCCGTCGGTTATCAAACATTCGAGGAGAACTCAATCGAGTTAAAACCAAATCAAGAAGTGGAAATTGACGGAAGGAAATTCGTAAATAATTATACAGACGGTTTTGATATGGTTATTCGAAAACGAACTGTTATAAAAGAAAATTCATCCGTAATACTTGGTGCAGATAAAAGAGCCAAAGCCCGCGCTGAAGGTATTTCGGCCGAGGATGAAGATTTACAAGATGAACTTGAAAAAATGTTCGAAAAGTTTGAACAGAAAATAGAATCAAAAATTAATTTAATTAAAACACATGGAGGTACTAACATGCTAGATCCGAAAGAAAAAACTCAAGAACAACTCCGTCTTGAAGCCATAAGCGAGATTAAAAACGCTATGGCAAATTATGGAGATAAGGCAAAAGAGTTTGCCGAAAAAACAATTGATGAGATTCTTCAAGGTAAAGAAATTACCGAAACTACCTTGAAAGAATTTTACAAATCTGCTACCGATATTCTTATCAAATCCGGCGGTGCTGCCGGTAAGCCAATGAATTATCTTGGTCTCAATGGTCAAGAGTTAAAAAGTTATTCATCAGTCCGCGCAATTCAAAACATAATTAAAGGCAATCGTTCCGGTTTTGAGTTTGATTTGAATCAAGAACTTGAAACAAAAACCGGAATGAAATCCGGTCCAAAAGAAATTTTAATGCCGGCTGATATTCAAAATGTTGCTCTGCGGGAGATTTACCCTAATCTCTTTAAGCGTGCTCATTCTATGGGAGTCGATGCCGAAGGTGGATATTTTGTAACTCCTACTTACCGTGCCGATCTTCTGAAAGAAGTTTTAAGAAACGATACAGTTCTTGGACGTTTGGGTTCAACCATTATAACCGGTCTTAAAGGTCAATTCCAAATGCCTAAAATTGTTTCCGGTTTGACTATGTATAATGCTGCCGAAAATACTGCAAGTTCCGCATCCTATGTTGTTGCCGGTTTGGAAACTGTTGATCAAAAAAGATGGACCGGAAATACAAAAGTTGGTCGCCAATTGATTATGAACATTGATGCTGGTATTCCGGGATTCGATCAATTGTTAATTAAAGATCTTTACGATTCTGCAAACGTTAAAATGGATTATGACGGTATCAATGGATCCGGTACGGGTAACAATCCACGCGGTATATTAAATCAATCCGGTCCGGCTGCAGCAACGCTTGCAACAATGAATTGGATTAATCTTATAAACTTCAAACGTTTGATAGCTAAAGCAAAAGGACGTAAAGAAGATCTGAGATGGGGATGCTCTGTTGATGTTGAGTGTGCACTTGATGTTATTGCAAAAGTTACCGGTCAACCTTTCTTCTTACGCGATGATAACGGAAGAGTTGCCGGTTATGCTCAAGAATCTTCGAATCAAATTCCGGATGCTGTTGCAATACTCGGCTTCTGGCCGGAATTCTTTACCTTGTTATGGGGCGCTGAAAAATTAATTGTTGCCGATCAGCCTTCGCATACAAGTGATGAAATTGAAATCTCATTGCATCGTTACGGAAACTTCTTCTTAAGAAGCTCTGAATCATTTGCAATTGCCGAGGATGCTGCAATAGATGTATTTCCGGAATAATGTTTTGTATTTGTAGAGACGTTCAATTGAACGTCTCTATTTACTTTTAATTAATTATTTATAAAAAAAATATTGGAATAAAAAAAATGGAAAAGCCAAAAATTACACCTTGGGTTGAAGGCAATATTAATGAAGTGGAAGAATTTGTTGTCTTCAAACCAACACGAATTGATATAGGCGATGGGAAGGGAGCAAAAGCTTACTCAAAAGGTCAGCCGGTTAAAGTCGGCGGTAACGTTAAGAAAGATCTTTATTTCCAGAATAAGATTTTGTATAAAAAAGATTTTGAAGCTGTAGTTGCTTATGAAAAAGAAGCAAAAGAAAAATTCTCCGGTTCACCGGATGCCTTAAAAGATTCTGCAGCAGCATCGCAAGAAGCATTAAGCGGTAAAGGCGGTAAAGGCGGTAAATAGATTTAAATTTTTATAATCATAAAAAGGAAAAAAGAAATTGAAAAATCCCTCTCCTTTTTTTAAGGAGAGGGATTTTCCCGAAGGGATTCCTTCGGAAAGGGAGAGGTCATGATACAAGAAACTTCCATATTCTTAAACGAGAATGATTTTGCTGAGCCGTTTATCGTTACACCGGTAAGCGGTTCGGCGCGTACTATTATTGGTATTTGGAGTACTGAAAATACTCCAACTCAAGCCGGTGATGTTACTGTTATTAATGATGCACCTTCCGTTGAATTCGCTACTGAAGATTCAAGCGATCTTGTAAAAGGCAGTACGATAAAACGCAAAAGCACAAACGAAACTTTTTATGTATTAGATCCCGGATTAGATGTTGATGGATTTACAACTAAAACTTTATCAAGAACACAATAGTGAATAGTCAATTGACTTTTGACCATTGACCTTTCACTGGACATGGTGAACGAATGGCAACACCAATAAACACAGCAGCTGATTTTTCAGAAACACTTAAAACACAATTCTCTGCAATTGCTGCGGGTGTTAACTACAATTATTCTTATTCCGGATTAGCATTTGTTAATGCCGCTTCTCCAATTGCAGAGGGAATTAACATTAAGAAGGGCGAAGAACAATTTCTATTTGAAGATTCATCAAGCACTTATCATTACTGCAAAGTGCCTATTGATATTGACATAATTACAAAAGACAATTTGAAAAATCCCGATCTGGTTGTAGCAGATCTGCTTAAATCAATCGGATTAAATAAATCTTTCAGCGGCACTGCAATTGGAACAGCCTACATAAACACATTAAGCGATGTTCCGGATCAGCAAGGCAATTTAATTGCTCACCGCAGAATTCAGATTGAAATAATTTTTAGAAAAACAGCTTTTGGAGTTTGACATGAAAAATAAAATTGATTTAACAATTGATTCATCCAGACCGGATTTAGAAGTTATTCCGCGTTTACCCGGTGCTTACATAATTAAAAATGGTAAACCAGAACCGGATCTAAACGATGAAGCGATGGCGGAGAGAAATAAGAAATCAGAAATCAGTAATCAGAAATCAGACGAAAAAAAATTGGATGATGTTGAAGCCGAAAAACCGATAAACGATAACTGATCACCGATCACCGATCACATGAATAGAATCCGCAACATATTGAAAACTTATTCCAATACATCATTGGCAACAATCACCGGCTATCCGGTAGAACACATTCACATGCTGCGTAAAAACGATATTGACCACTTTGCTATAAAAACAGATCCGCTCGGACGCGGAATTCCAACACGCTCAGTTATGGAAAATATTATTGAACAAAGAATTAATAATTACGAAAGAGAGCTTGAACGAAAATATAATCATCTATAATACTCAGTTACTTAGGCACTCAGTAACTCAGTTACTCTGAAACAAAAGAAGGAGTAAAATACAATGGAATTAATTAGAACAGTTGCATTTGCCAAGATTGAAAGTGTTTATAACACAGATCCAACTCCGGTTGCGGCAACAGATGCAATCGAAATGCATGATAAACAAACTTTTGAACTTGTTACCAAAGCTGTGCAGAGAACAAATCTGCTTCCAACTTTTGGAGAGCAGGCACCGCTGATTATTGGTGAGGCTTATAAACTATCCGGTTGTAAAATTCCGTTCAAAGCTTCCGGTGTTGCGGGCACAGCTCCGCGCATTGGTGTGTTCTTGCGTGGTGCGGGTTTTACACAAACCATTGATACCGGTGTTTCGGTTACTTATGCTTTGCATTCATCTTACGATACAGAATCATTTACAATTTATTTCTGGTTCGGCGGCAAGAAACATATTATGACCGGATGCGTTTGTGCATCTGCTAAACTCGATTGGACTGCCGGAGAAATAAAATATTTGGATTGTGATATTATTGGAATGTACGGCGGAACAATTTCCGATACGGCATTTCCAACACCAACATTCGAAAGCACTTCTCCGGAAATTTGGCAGAACGGTGCATTCGCATTATCAATTGGCGGAGACCCGGTAAGTGATATTGCAATTTCAAAAATGAGTATTGATCTCGGAATTGAAACTGCAAAACGTTTGGATCCAAACGGCGCTTACGGTGTTGCTCAATACATGATCAAACAGCGCAAAACAAAAATTAGTATTGATCCGTTCCAGCTGGCTTTATCTGCATTCAATCCTTATACACTTCATACTGATCAAACACCAATTGCACTCGAGACAAAACCAACTGCAGATGCGGGCAGTAAAATGGAATTGACAATTGACGGCTGGTGTATTGATGCACCCAAAGCCGGAGATCGTGAAGGCATTTTAACTTGGGAGCTAACCGGGCAATGCAGACCAACACAATCTGAGGGTAATAACGAATTAACAATTGTATTTAAATAACATTGCCGGTAACACGGCAAGAGCCGCTTGCGCGTTCGACCCTTCGCGCGGCGGCTCAATCTATTAAGGGTTGGAAAAAGGAAAACATCAATAGTCAAATGTCAAAAGTCAATTCACCATTCACGATTGACTATTGACTATTCACTCTAAAAGGCAAGGGAAGAACAATGGCACTTGAATTAGAACTCGGCAAAGATCAAGTCTTAGCGATCAAAGATATTAACAATGATACTGTTTTACATTTCATTTTTGATGAACCCGATTCGGATGAAATAATTAAATACCGCTCTGCAATTACAAAAAAATCAGTTGAAGCTGCGCTCGGCAATAAAACCAATGAAGATGTTCAATGGGTTCAAACTGAATTTGGTCTAAAGAAAATTAAAGGACTTGCTGAAGGTGATTTAACCATAAAAGGTAAACCGGTTTCAACTGATCCTAAATCTGAAAATTATTATTCCGAATGGAGAGAAATTCTAAAAAAGAATTTTGCTTATCTCATTATACGTTTTACAGAACAAATTTTTGAAAACAAATGCATGATTGTTAAGAATGAGGCAGCGAATGCTGATTTTTTCGACGGGAATACAGCTCATTCATGAATTCACTTCCTCCCGAATCTTGGGAAGAATGTTTAGAAAGGCACGGCGGAAATGAAAATGAAGCAAGAGCAATTTTTGAACGTTATCCTAAAAAAAATTATCAACCCGATATGCGTTTTATTTTTGCTTATGATATGCTGGAATTAAGAGAAAGCGGATTTCCGTTTGATAAGAATGATTTAACAATTGAACAATGGTATTATTTGAAATGGCTCAAAGATGCAATTATAATTTTTCATACACCAAAACAGAAAACGTGAGACGTAAAACGGAAGAAGTGAAACGGACATTTTCCGATTCACGTTTCACATTTCACGGCAAAATATAATGCAGAAGATCGAAATAATTATTGATGGTGATAATGTTAAAGCCGTTAATGCTATTTCCGGTGTTGAAACACAATTAAAAAAATTAGATACAAAATCGAAGTCTTCCGGTTCAATTTTGGATTCTGTTTTTGGTTCTCTTTCTTCAAAAATTGCTTTTGGCGCAGCCGCTGCCGTCACCGGTTTTGGTATGATGATGAAATCTGCGGTTGATCTTGGTGATGAAATAAACGACTTATCAAAAAAATCCGGAATGAGTGCAGAAAATCTTTCCACAATGAAATATGCCGCTGAACTTTCCGGCTCATCTTTAGATCAACTTGGTTCATTAGTAATTAAACTAAATAAAAATATTTATGAAGCCGGAAGCGGTAATAAAGAGCTTGCAAAAACATTTTATCAATTAGGAATTCCGGTTAAAGATGCACAAGGCAATTTCATTCAAACAGATCAAGCTCTTTATAAACTTGCCGATAGATTCAAAGATATGCCGGACGGCGCTCAAAAAAGTGCGTTAGCAATTCAGATATTTGGTAAATCCGGCGCTGATATGATCCCGATGCTGAATGAAGGTTCTGCCGGTTTAATGAAGATGCAAGAAGAAGCGCGTAAACTTGGTTTGGAAATATCTCAAAAAACTGCTGCTCAAATGGATGAGTTTAATGATAAGCTTGCAAAAGTTGAAGGCAGTTTTAAGGGGTTGGCAATTTCTCTTGTAACAAATATCGGACCTACAATTACAAAAGTATTAACAAATTTTTCAGATGGACTTGATGTGATATTTGGTAAGATCCAAGTGATAAATGGTGTTCAATACAAAGAGCAAGCTTTAAGCCTTATTGCAATTAATGAAATTACTGCAAGTTTGGCTGGTACAACTCAAGAATACCGTGATAATGAAATAAAAGCGTTACAAAATCAAA